ATGCCGTTAATAAAAACAATCGCATGTATAAAATGGATACTCTGCGTAATGAGGTGGCTCGTTATACAAAAGAACTCATTGAATCAAATCGAGCTCTTGGTGAACTAGGTCACCCAGACACACCATCGATCAACCTTGAGAGAGTATCACATAAAATTATTTCTCTCTCAGAAGATGGTAATACTTTTAGAGGTAAAGCTTTAGTTCTTGACACACCATATGGTCAAATCGTTAAAAACTTCATTGCTAATGATGTTGGTGTAGGTGTTTCTTCAAGAGCTTTAGGATCATTGGTTCAAACTAAAGAAGGTTATAATCTTGTTCAGGATGACCTTCGTCTTGCAACGGCGGCTGATATTGTTGCTGATCCATCTGCACCTGGTGCTTTCGTTAACGGCATTATGGAAAACAAAGAATGGATGTTTGTTGATGGTAAGTTCATGGAAAAACAATTTGAAGAAACCAAAAAGACAATTCAGAGAGCTTCCAAAGCACAAATTGAAGGAGTCGCTCTAAAAATATTCGAAAATTACCTACGAAAACTTTAAAATTATAAATAAAAAATCATAAGGAGATTCCTAATGGCAACAAATAAATTAATGGAAGCCGCAGCAGAAGTTCTTGCGAATAGCAAGAGATCGGCCGCTTCTGAACCAATGCAAAAACTACCAGGTTCTGAGGTAGAAGACCTTGGTGGTCCAACACCACAAAATTCTAAACCTGATGATGATTCAAACAAGATTCATGCATCTGGTAAGGCACCAGACAATTCTGCAAAGAACAAGACTTCTATTTCTACTAAGCCCTCTGCTGCTTCCGCTAAAATGGAAGAAGTTGAAGATGAAGAAGATGAAGAATTAATCGCAGAAAAAATGCATGATAAAGAAAAGATGATGAAGAAAAAAATGAAAGAGGACATTGATGCTCTTTTTGCAGATGATAATACTATTTCTGAAGATTTTAAAGAGAGAGTAACTACAATCTTTGAAGCTCGTGTTTATGACCGAGTTGAACAGATTGAAGAAGAAATTGAAACCAAATATGCATCGTTGTTTGAAGAAGCCGTTGAAGAAATCAAAAATGAGCTAACTGAAAAAGTCGATGACTATCTCAACTATGTTATTGAGCAATGGATGGAAGAAAATGCCATCGCCATTGAATCTGGTCTTCGTGCCGAACTTACAGAAGAATTCATTGCCGGTCTTCGTAACCTCTTTGCAGAACACTATATTGATGTTCCGTCTGAGAAAGTTGACCTTGTTGATGAACTCGTTACAAAAGTTGAAGAACTTGAAAGCAAACTCGATGAAGAAATTGAGCGTAATATTGATTACAAGAAGGCGCTCATTGAATCAGTTAAAACAGAAATTACCCGAACAGTATGTGAAGGTCTTACCGATACACAAGCCGAAAAAATCAAATCACTCGCAGAGAGTGTTGAATTCTCCACAGAGGACGAATATACAGAGAAGCTTGAAACCATTCGTGAGAACTATTTTCCATCTGGTGTGAAAAAGGCTGACGCAAAGCAACTTCACGAAACGGTAGAAGATCCTGACGACAAGAAAGTTGACATTCATGATCCTTTCGTTGCCGCAGTTTCTAAAGCAATTTCTAAAACAAAGCTCTAATTAAAACAAAAACTAAGGAGATTTAAATGTATTTGTCCGAACAACTTCAAAGTAAATGGGAAGGCGTGCTTGATCACCCAGACCTTCCTTCTATTTCTGACCCATATCGTAAAGCCGTTACGGCTGTAATTCTTGAGAATCAGGCTAACGAGATGCGAAAAGCTTCTGGTATGCTTCAAGAAACATCGCCAACAAACTTCGCTGACACAGGTGGTTTTAGTGGTGGTGCTGCAGCTGCTGGTCCAGTTGCTGGTTTTGATCCAATTCTTATCTCTCTCGTTCGCCGTTCGCTTCCTAACCTCATCGCTTATGATGTGGCAGGCGTTCAGCCAATGACAGGTCCTACAGGTCTTATCTTTGCAATGCGTACCAAGTATACTTCGCAAAGTGGAGACGAAGCTTTCTACGATGAGGCAAATGTTTCGTTTGCTGGTAGTGCTGCTGCTGGTCCATTTACCCTTGGTTTGGCCGCTGACACCTCTGCAACACTTAACGTTTTTGCTAACACCGTTCATGCTTCCCGTGATACATCAACAACTACAGGTCGTGCAGAAGCTCTTGGTGATGGCAATGCCGGTAACACCTTTCAAGAAATGGCATTTACGATTGAAAAAGTTACGGTAACTGCTCGTACCCGTGCGCTGAAGGCTGAGTATTCGATGGAACTTGCACAAGACCTTAAAGCAGTTCATGGTCTTGACGCTGAGACAGAACTTGCTAACATTCTTTCGACTGAGATCCTTGCTGAGATCAATCGTGAAGTTGTTCGCACAATCTACTCAACTGCAAAAGTTGGTTGCCAAGTTGGTACTACAACAACTGGTACATTTAACCTTGACACCGATTCTAACGGTCGCTGGATGGTTGAAAAAGTTAAAGGTCTTGCTTTCCAAATCGAACGTGAAGCGAACGCAATTGCCAAGCTTACTCGTAGAGGAAAAGGTAACATCATGATCTGTTCGTCTGATGTTGCTTCTGCTCTTGCAATGGCTGGTATTCTTGACTACAACTCTGCACTTCAAGGTCAAGTTAATCTTACCGTTGACGATACTGGTAATACTTTTGCTGGTACACTCTTTGGCCGTATCAAGGTCTATATTGATCCTTACTTCCCAGTTAGCTCGTCTGCTGAGTTTGCTGTCGTTGGTTACAAAGGTTCGAATGCCTATGATGCAGGTCTGTTCTACTGCCCATACGTTCCTCTGCAAATGGTTCGTGCTGTTGATACTGGTACATTCCAACCAAAAATTGGATTTAAGACCCGTTACGGCATGGTCGCAAACCCATTTGCTGAAGGTACTTCACAAGGTCTTGGTGGACGTAATGTTATTTCGAATAACTATTATCGTGCTTTCAAGATTACAAACCTTATGTAAGATCGTTAGGTGTCATAACAATAATAAAAAATACGACACCAAATACAGAGAGGGAACTTCGGTTCCCTCTTTTTTTTACACATAAATAATGGTATGAGCGAAATAATGATGATTTCTGATCTTCTCAATATCAGAGAAAGAAAACAGAAAGAGTTAGATTTCTACAATCAACAACTTGATGAACTCAGGTTGAAAATGACATTTATTCAACAGGAAATAACACTTACAAACAGAATTATTGGTATGATAGAAAAAGAACAGATCATCGATATTGGTCTTCATATCAAGAAAACTATATGACCGCACTTACACGCAATCCAACTAATCCTAATTTCTTACAGCCGAATAAGTTTCTGCTCTCATTTTCAAGGGCACCAAACTTGCAATACTTTTGTCAGTCAGTAAGTGTACCTGGTATCTCACTCTCTGAAACTGTTATTACCAATCCATTTGTTGATATCTACTCACCAGGCGAGAAAGCCATTTATGATTTGTTGAACGTGACCTTTTTTATTGATGAAGAACTTCAAGGTTGGAAAGAGATACATGATTGGATTCGTGCCATGACATTTCCAGAAAGATTTGAAGAATATCGGCAATTACCTAGATTAAACAAAGCGGCAGGTGTTGATCAAACATTTCCACAATTCTCTGATGCCTCTATCTCATTATTGTCATCTTCAAACAAAGAATATTACCGATTAAAATTTCACAATTGTTTTCCTACCACATTGTCTACCTTTGTGATGAACGCAGCTGATTCACCAGAAAACATCATGTCGGCCGATGCTACATTTCGGTATGAATACTACGATATTGAAAAATTGTTTTGACATTTAACTGAATTATGATATACTTCCAATAGGAGGTATTATATGAAACAACTTGATGATTTACTTGAAATGTGGCGGCAAGATTCTGATATTGATCGAACAGAGCCTGGCAAAGCACTTCTTGACATACCGAAACTTCACAGTAAGTATTTGAACATACTTTCGAAACATCGTCTTCTTTCAAAGGAGTCTGAGTTCAAGTATAACAAAATGAAAAAACTCAAATGGGAATATTACACAGGTAAGTTAGATGATGATGACCTGAAGAAGTATGGATGGGAGCCATTTCCTTTTGTTCTCAAATCCGATATCACTACATATCTAGAGAGTGATGAAGATTTAAACAAATATCTTGCATCAAAAATATTACACGATGAAATTGTCGATGTGTGTGGTAGTATTCTCAAAGAACTAAACTCTCGCACATTTCAACTTAGATCATTTATTGATTGGGAAAAATTCATACAAGGTGTCTAATCTTACATTACACAAAAAAAACGAAGCCTTTATACAATTTGAATGTGACCGTGGTTTAGCACAAGAACTTTCAGATTACTTTACGTTTTTTGTTCCAGGATATCAATACACACCTGCATTCAAGCAAAGAATTTGGGATGGTAAGATACGTCTGGCAGATTTGCGTTCTTTTACCATCTATCATGGCCTCGTACCTTACATTGAAAAGTTCTGTAAAGAAAGAGATTACACATTAGAAATCGATTCTGAGATTTCAGTTACCGAAAATTTTTCATTGGTTGAGGCAGTTGATTTTTCACGCACACTTAATCTGCCGTTTGAACCAAGAGATTATCAATTACAATCTTTTGTTCATGCAATACGCAACAAACGTATACTCCTCCTGTCTCCTACAGCGTCTGGAAAGTCACTCATACTTTATCTCATAGTAAGATGGTTACAGGCTTCTGAGTATCGTAGAGGTCTTCTGATCGTGCCTACAACGTCACTTGTTGAACAGATGTATAAAGATTTTGAAGATTATGGTTACGATTCAGAAGAACATTGTCATCGTCAATATTCAGGTAAAGAGAAACACACCAATAAGTTTCTGACCATTACAACATGGCAAAGTATATACAAAAATGAAAAAGAGTATTTTGAACAATTTGACTTTGTTCTTGGTGACGAAGCACACCAGTTCAAGGCCAAATCGTTGACAACTATTCTTTCAGGTTGTGATCAGGCTAAGTATCGTATTGGTACAACAGGCACACTTGATGGTACACAGACACACCGATTGGTACTAGAAGGTTTGTTTGGTCCTGTCTATAAAGCCACATCAACATCCGAATTAATTGCACGAAAACAACTGGCTGACTTTCGTATCAAATGTTTAATTTTAAAGTATGCTGATGAGGTATGTAAACAATGTAGAGATTGGGACTACAACCAAGAGATAGAATACATAGTAATGAACAAAGCAAGAAATGAGTTTATCAAAAATCTAACTATGTCGCTTGAAGGTAACACACTTATATTATTTCAGTTTGTAGAAAAACATGGCAAAGACCTTTTCAATATTATCAACAATTCGGCAAAAAATAGACATGTATTCTTTGTCTTTGGTGGTACTGATGTTGAAACGAGAGAATCAGTTAGATCAATTACAGAAAAAGAAAAAGACGCTATCATTGTTGCTTCTTATGGCACTTTTTCTACTGGCATCAATATTCGCAACTTACATAACATTATCTTTGCCTCTCCTTCAAAATCTAGAATACGGAATCTACAATCTATTGGTAGAGGACTTCGCATAGGAGAAAATAAAGAAATTGCAACACTCTTTGATATCGTAGATGACTTTCGTATTGGCAAGTTTACAAATTACACACTTAAACATTTTGTAGAAAGAGTAAAAATATACGATGAAGAAAAATTCTCATATAAGTTTTACAACATCAATTTATTCAGAGTATAAAATCTTTTAAATGGAAACAACAAATAATAATATCAAGATTGTTCGGTTGCAAAGTGGTGAAGATGTGATCTGCAATTACTATGCCGATGAAGAAAATGGTCAGGTGTTACTTGGTGATCCTATGCATCTAATTTTTAAACGTATGCCAACAGGTAAAACGGTGATGGTAATGATGCCTTGGTTGCCAATGGAGATCATCAAAGACAATTCAGCTCTCATATATGATTCTGATATTCTAACCATAGTTGATCCAAAAGATGAACTGATACATTACTATAATCAGAATGTTTTTTATTCTTTAGAAGCCGCAGAAGGCAATTCTCTTGCTGAACAACTTCTTGAAGATGATGATGAAGAAGATGATGAAGATGAAGATGCAGATATGAAGGTTGAAGAACTCATGGAAATTTTACAAGAAAAAAAGAAGAATAGTTTACATTAAGAGAATATTATGTCTAAAGTATGTTTTGTGATACCAAGTAGTGCAAAAAAAGCTTATCAAGATTTAGCAAAAACTTATTCTGCTATTGAACCACCAACCTGGGCATTGTTGTTGGCTCAAGCAGTTAGAAATAAAGGGCATGATCCTGTCATTTTAGATTTTGATGCTGAACCTACAACAGATGAGGATGCGGCAGAAAAAATTGCAGATACAAAACCAAAACTTGTAATCTTTGTCCTTTACGGACAAAATCCAAATTCAGGCACCACAATGATGATTGGTGCTTCATCTTTAGCAAAACAATTAAGAACAAGTCATCCTAATCTTAAAATTGGTTTTATTGGCTCTCATGCTTCAGCATTACCGAATGAAGTTATTCAATATGACTATGTTGATTTTGCGTTTATTAATGAAGGCGTATATGCTTTATTCGATTTATTAGATTCAGATTTAAAAACTGACTTAGATAAAATTCCTGGCATTTGGTATAAAGAGTATGGTCTGCCAAGGCCATCAGCACCAGGTCGAATCGTGCAAACACCGAATATGGATTTGATAATGCCAGGTTATGCTTGGGATCTTTTACCTAAAGACAAGTATCTTTTGGACAAATACCGAGCGCATTATTGGCACACAAACTTTTTAGAAGAAGGTCGCACACCTTTTGCAGCCATCTACACATCATTAGGATGTTCTTTTGGTTGTAATTTTTGCATGATCAATATTGTAAATCGTGTATCATATGCACAAGACACAGTATCTTCAGATAGTCGTGGTATGAGATTTTGGTCACCAGAGTTGATGTTAAAAGAATTAGAATACCTGTATGAAAACGGTATAAGAACTGTTCGTCTTACTGATGAAATGTTTTTTCTAAACAAAAAATACTATGTACCAATTCTAGAAGGTATCATTCAACGAGGTATGAAATTTAATTTTTGGGCTTATGCTCGTGTTGATTCTGTTCGTAAAGATCAATTGGAATTGTTTAAAAATGCAGGAGTAAATTGGTTAGCTCTTGGTATTGAAGCAGGCAATCCTCAAGTTCGTTTAGAAATTGATAAAGGTAGATTCAAACAAGTAGACATTCGTGAAGTTGTTCAACAAATCAAAGATGCTGGCATCAACGTTCTTGGTAACTATATGTTTGGATTTCCAGAAGATACAATCGAAACAATGCAAGAAACTTTAGATTTAGCATTAGAATTGAATTGTGAGCATGCAAACTTCTATGCAGCAATGGCATTACCAGGTAGTCCACTCTATCTTGAAGCGAAGAAAAATAATTGGGAGTTACCACAAACATTTGATGAGTTTGCGTTTCTCTCATATGATTGTAAACCATTGAGAACTAAATCTTTAAGTGGTGCAGAAGTGTTAAGGTTTCGTGATGAAGCTTGGCGAAAGTATTTTACTCACAAGCCATTCTTAGAACTGGTTGAAAATAAATTTGGTATACAATCTAGGCAAAATGTAGAAGAAATGTCTAAAATTAATCTAAAAAGGAAAGTTTTAGGTGACTAAAGAAGAACTTATTGAATTTGAAAATCGTATTGCACAGCAGTTCAATGAAGGCAAAATACGATCTCCTGTTCATCTCTATTATGGTAATGAGAATGAACTAATTAAAATATTTGAAGAAGTCAAACCACAAGATTGGGTGTTTTGTTCTTGGCGGTCTCACTATCAATGTTTACTCAAAGGTGTACCAGAAAAAGAAGTTGAGAAAAAAATTCTAGACGGTCTTTCTATCTCACTTTGTTTTTCAAAATACAATGTCTATTCTTCAGCTATTGTTGGAGGAGTTATACCTATTGCTGTTGGTACTGCCATGTCAATAAAGAGAAACGGTGAAAATTCAAAGGTGTATTGTTTTATGGGTGATATGACTTCTGAAACAGGTATAACTCACGAATCAATAAAGTTCTCTATTCAACATAAGTTACCAATCAAATTTATTATTGAAGACAATCAAAAATCAGTTTGCACAGAAACGAGAGATGTTTGGAAT